ATATGACCGCTTTATGGTTTTACAAGCAGCAGGATAAACCTCGTGGAAAATCAATTTGGGTTTGTCGTTGCGATTGTGGGAAATATGAATTTAGAAAACCTTGCAAATGGTTACGGGCGAAAAACCAACTGCCGAGCAAAGAGCCGGATAAATGTGAAATATGCAAGATAAGGGACAGGAATAGACAGGGAATTAATACTTTAGCGAGCACCAGGACAGCAGTAACCCGACCAGATAGGCTTATGAAGTGGGTAAATAAAATGCGTGGCTTAGGGTTGTCCGACATGGAAATTGCCGATATTAGACGGCTAGATATAATCAGCACGGAAGGAAAAACAGTAAAAGAAATCCGCGAAGAATTGAATATTTTACGTGCATCATATTCTAGTGATTGATGATAGTAAAAAATACGGTTATGCTTTGCACCGGAGCCTCGAAATCTCCATACAAAGCGGACACCGCACCCGATAGACCCTGCGGTTTTTTTGTGCCTGCCATTTTTCCAATCATCTTCCCAACATCGGGAGGAGGATGCCGATCAATGTCGGGAGTAGGCTAATAAAAGACCCGAAAGGGGAATAGGCCTGGCTGACTTTGTACAGTTTCGAGCTCCTGACACCCTTAATTTAATCGAAAAATACAAGGAAATTACCATGAATAAATTATCCAAAGCCCAATGGCGGGAACGCATTATCAACCTTGCGCAAAGCCTGCCTAAAGAAATCCATCCCGATGACCAAACCATGATGCAAATGCTAACGGAGGTTATTATCGCCGAACAAGCCCGCTTAAAGCCCAATAATCTCCATATGCTGACTTGCATAGCCGCTGCGCTGCTGGGACGGGTACAAGCTAGCTTTTCAACGCCTTCGCACATCACCGAGAACGGCACCCCCGTTTATACCGAAAAACAAGTCGCCACTCATTTGAATATCAGCCTAGATGAACTGCGGCGCGCGGCTGAAGAAATGGATCAGGAATCGCCGGATGCCACAAAGCTGGTGATTGCCGACATTGATCCTCGTAAATTGTTCCGCGTCAATTAGGAGGCCGTCATGTCAATGTTAAGATTAGAACGCCAGCATTATTGCCCCTTGTATTTCAATTTTCATGGGCAATTGCTTAAGGTAGAAGACCATAAAGGCCAGCCATATTTTACAGCGGAAACGATTGGTAATGCCTTGGGGTATGCTGATCCAGGTAGATCTATAAGACGGCTTTATGAGCGGAATAAGTCTGAATTCGGGTCTGATGAGATGACTGTCATTGAAGTGGAAGAAGCGATTAATTCTGAAGAGACAGGGGGTCAAATTGACCCCCTATCTCTGGACAAAAATACAGAATCCCCGCGTCAATTTGACGCGGGGATTATTGGAAAGCCACGCGCTTATGTTCGTAAAAGAAAGGTTATTGTTTTCAGCTTACGCGGAGCATACCATTTCGGCTTTTTCGCCAAAACAGAGCTAGGCAGACAATTCCGCCAATGGGTTTTAGACCTAATCGAAGCCCGCCACGAAGAAGCCAGCTATTATGCCGCCTTCCGTGACGTGGTGGGCGTGTTGAACGACAAGTACCCGCTGTGGCAACCTGTGCATTACCGCTTTACCTTGGGTGAGCCGTTGGTAATGATCGCCCGCAAGCTGGGCATTCCCGTGGCGCGGGTGTCGCGTGCCATCCGGCAAATGCGCCATTACAAGGTGCTGACCGAAAAGGAGTACCTGCATTATCGGGCGGAAGGCCGTGCCTATACCAAAATCTTAAACGATATTCGTAAGCAAGGCGGCACACTATGAGCCACTATATCCTGACCGAAGACCAAGAGAACGACATCTACGAAGTGAAGATGATTTTTAAAATGGTGGTCGATTTATCGGCGAATATCCCCCATGACAGCATCACACTTGACCCAAATGGGCTGCTGGCCTTATTATCGGTCACAGAAAAAAAGCTGCCCGCCTCCAAAGACCTGCGCTTTGTGTCAAAGCACTGATGCCACGCACTTCGGGGGGATAATCCCCCGAATAACCCGCCCCACCCAAACCCGCCCCGTGCGGGTTTTTTTATGTCCGGTGAAACGTTTCACCGGGATAGCTTTTCAACGCTTGCTTATACTCTTCCAAAATCCCCCTTAGCTTGGAACCCGTATGAGTAACCGCCGCCTCGCCTCGCAAATTAAATTTGTCATTATCCATTGCGCCGCCACGCCCAACGGCAAGCCGTTTACGGCTGCGGACATTAATAGCTGGCATCATGAACGCGGTTTCCGCCGCAACATGTCGTTATTTCCCACTCATCGCCCCGATTTGAAATACATCGGTTACCACTTGGTCAACCGCGTCAACGGGGCGGCGGAATGCGGACGGCATGAACTGGAAACGGGGGCGCATTGCATTGGTTATAACACCAACGGCATTGGCATTTGTATGGTCGGCACGGACAAATTTAGTCTTGAGCAATGGCAGACCTTAAAAATCCAAATTGAAATTTTCAAAAAACGTTACCCCGGCATCACCGTGTTGGGTCATCGCGATACCTCACCGGACACCAACCACAACGGGCGGGTTGACCGCCAAGAGTGGCTAAAAATCTGCCCTGGTTTTGATGTGAAAACCTGGTTGGCTGGCGGTATGGCTCCATTGATGGGGCATCTCCTTGCAGAGAAAAACTGATTTTACCGAACTATGCTGAGGTGCGGCATGGTGTTTACCTGTCGGGGTGTGACAACCCCTTTTGTACGGTTCGGCACTTATGGCTGAACCGTTTTTTTTGAGCAGATGATGAAAAAACATTTACCCGTAATTCTAGGTGCTGTTTTAGCAGCGGCACACACTACGGCTTATGCCCTTAACGCTAACGACAGGGCGTTAAATGCCATTAAGACCGGATTGCATAAAACTAAATTTAAGCGCAAACGCAGCAAAAGAGAAGTGAGGGGATGGTGATGAAGCGTTTTACCAAAAGCCGGACAATTCGGTTCAACGCGCTGGTGTTTACCCTGGCAACCACGTTATTGCCTGTGATTATTGATAACCAAGAGCTGATCCGTGCGAATGTGTCGCCCACCGTGTATTTGTTAATACTTATGGCGGTAGCAGTAATTAATGCGTGGTTACGAACCCTAACAAGCACAAGCATTAAATGAATGGCGATGTAGCTGACCGTGCCGACGAAATCATTGCTATCAATTTGCAATTGGCGATGGCGGCCCATGAGCAAGCGACGCAGGATGTGGATCAAGTGGTTATTGCTGGAAATGTGATTTGTGTGGATTGCGATGATGTTATCCCGCCTGAGCGCGTGGCCGCCAAACATGATTGTGTGCGATGCATCACTTGCCAAGAAATTCATGAGAAAGAGGCCAAGCTATGGAAATGACAATTGATTTTTGGACGCTATTGGGCGGGATAACCGGCATATTGGTGACTTTTTTAACCCTGTTACTAAGCGGCGGCAAGCTATTGCTAAGCCAGTTTGAAAAACGCTTGGATGTGCGCTTTGTTGGCTTTGAAAGGACTCAACGCGCAGCGGAAACGCACATGGATGTCCGCTTCACCACCATTGAAACCGCGATGGCAAAAGGCAATGAGGAAGTGTTGCGGATTGAGCGCGAATTAATGCAATTGAAGGCGGAACTGCCGGGCAATTATGTGCGCCGGGATGACTTCATCCGCATTCAATCGGTGATCGAAACAAAAATTGACGGGCTGGCAGCAAGAATTGAAAACGCCATTTTACGGGGTGAAAATTATGGTTGATATGAAGAAAGTCAGGCGGGAAACCATCCGCTGGAATATCTTGGTGACGCTCAACAATGCGCGTCCACTGGGCGCGAATGAAGCCATTGTCTTGTCGGTCATCCGCGCCGAATATCCTGATGCTACCCATGAGGAAGTGCGGCGTGAATTGGATTATCTGGAGCGGCGTGATCTGGTGGCAATAAAACATCAGCCCGATGGTGTGTGGATTTGTGAACTGACCCGCTGGGGCATTGATGTCGCCGAATACGATGTCGATTGTGAGCCTGGTATTGCGCGGCCTGCGAAGTATTACTGATGGCTAAAGTAAAGCTATCAAGGCCGCAAGAGGAAATCATTGATTTGTTGGCCCACTTTGCGGCTATTTCTGAAATTGAAGGCGCTGATCCAAGGCTTAATGGGATGTTTAATGACTATAAAGCCAGTTTACCTGCCAAACAGCAAGCTATCTGGAAGCATTTTAAAGAGCGTTGTTTAACCGTTCGGAATAACTTGGCGGAAGAGATGGCAAAGGAGATTAATAGTGCCTAGACCATCCGCTATTGATGAATTCACCGCCGAACAGCGCGAAGCGTTTCGCATTGAATGCGAGCGGCGCAATTTTAAAGACATTGACGGCTTGGTCGAATGGCTATCGGCTAATGGCATGGCCTTGTCGCGCTCCGCTGCTTACCGCGAATCCAGCAAAATCAAGCAACGCATACAATCGCTTCGTGATGCCACGGATATGTCCAAGATGATTGGCGAGTCGGTTAAAGACGAAGGCGGCTCGCTGAATGATGCCACCTTGTCATTGATTCAAGCGGGGTTGTTTAAATTATCAAACACAATGATCGACAGCCTAAACGACCAAGCTGATGAAGAGACTACTGATGAATCCCTATTTAAAAATCTGGAGTTTTTCGCCAAGGCCGCAAAAGCCTCGTCTGAGTTAGGCCGTGCGTCGATTGCCGTCAAAAAGTATAAATCTGAAGTGATGGCACGGGTTGAATCCGCCGCCAATAAAGTAGCTGAAACCGCTAAGAAAAATGGCTTAAGTGCTGATGTGGTTGCCGCTATCCGTAGCGAGATTTTAGGGGTGGCAGGGTAATGTCTGAATTGCCTTCCGCCCTTTTGCCGTACCAACAACGCTGGATTGCCGATACCGCGCCTTTTAAGCTTGCCGAAAAAGGCCGACGCACGGGTTTGACCTGGGCGGAAGCGGCGGATGATGTGCTGATTGCCGCCGCTGCCAAATCAGCCGGAGGCCAAAACGTGTATTACCTCGGCACTGACAAGGAAATGACCGAGGAATACATTGATGCGTGCGGTATGTGGGCCAAGCAGTTCAACCGTGCCGCCTTGGCAGTTGAGGAAGGTTTATGGGAGGAAGATGCGGAGGATAAACACATCAAAATGTTTACCATCCGTTTTCCTGATTCCGGTCATAAGATTATTGCCTTGGCTTCGCGTCCGCGCAAATTGCGGGGGCGGCAAGGGGTTTTGGTCGGTGATGAATCGGCATTCCAGGATGATCTGCCTGCCTTAATAAAAGCCGCGATGGCTTTTTTGATTTGGGGCGGCAAGGTGCGGCTGATTTCCACCCATGATGGTGACGATAACGCTTTTAACCAACTCATTCAGGAGATCCGCGCAGGTAAACGTAAAGGCAGTATTCACCGGATACCTTTTCGGGAGGCTGTGAAAGAAGGCTTGTACCAGCGGGTTTGTATGCGCATGGGCAAAGTTTGGACGCAGGCGGATGAAGATGCATGGGTAAATGAAACCTATGATTATTACTCGGACGATGCCGATGAGGAGCTGGATTTAATCCCATCCAAAGGCGGTGGCGTTTATCTGACGATGGGCATGATCTTGTCACGTATGAAGCCCAACATCCCCATTGTGCGCAATACGTGGAAGCCTGAGTTTGCCTATGAATCTGAGCAAGCGCGGTATTTTGAAGTCAACGAATGGTGCAATGAAAACTTATTGCCGCATTTGAAAACCCTAGACCCGGAGCTGGCGACGTCTATCGGTGGTGACTATGGACGCATGGGCGATTTAACGGTTTATCCTGTCTTGCAGGAAGGCCGTGATTTAGTGCGCCGTTGTCAATTATGGGTGGAGTTGTCACTTTGTCCTTATCGCCAGCAAGAACAAATCTTTAACTTCATTTGCGACCGCTTGCCGAAATTTCGCGGGGCGTCGCTGGATTCATTGGGTATAGGCTCGGCATTAGCAGAATTTGCGCGGCAAAAATACGGTTCTCGGATTGAAGAGGTCAAGTTATCGGAAACGTTTTATCTGGAAAACATGCCCAAGTTTAAAGCAGCATTGGAAGACGGCATGTTGGATGATATTCCGCAAGATGACCAAATCCGTGATGATCTACGGGCCATAAAAAAAGTGAATGGCATCCCTAAAATACCCAAGGAAAAAAGCCAGCAAAAGAGCAAGGATGGCAAGCGGGTTCAACGGCATGGTGATGGTGCCATTGCGTTATTTTTGGCGGATCGGGCATTAACCCAAAATGACCACCTGATTGAATACACGGCGTTGCCTACGAAAGATGAGCGTTTTTGGGATGCTAATCATGAATTTAAAATGAATACCGAAGGGGCGTGGTAATGAACTTATTTGATTGGTTTAAAGACAAGTTAACCCCCGCCACGGTTGCGCAGCGGCAAACCGATTCACCACAATCAGCACTATTGCACCGTGAGTTTGCCGAGCATCCATCAAAACGCCTAACGACTGCCAGGCTGGCGGACATTCTTTTAAGCGCTGAGCAAGGTGATATGATTAGCCAAGCGGAGCTATTCATGGATATGGAAGAAAAAGATGCCCATATCGGCGCGGAGCTGGCTAAGCGCAAAATGTCAGTTAAAAAGCTGGATTGGATGCTGGTACCGCCCCGTGATGCGACCGCGACGGAAAAGAAAAACACGGCATTATTGGAAGCGGTAATTCGTGATGAGTTAGATATTGGCGCGATCCGCTTTGATGCGTTGGATGCGATTGGCCATAGCTATTCGTGCATTGAGCTAGGTTGGGGACGGACAAAAAAGGGGCTTTGGTTTCCTAATCAAGTCGAACACCGCCCTCCCACTTGGTTTACTTGCCCATTGGAAAACCGCAACACCCTGCATTTGCGCGATAACAGCTCTATGTATGGCGTGCCGTTGCAGCCGTTTGGTTGGATAGCGCATATCCATAAAAGCCGATCGGGTTATTTGGCACGGGCGGGATTGCACCGGGCCTTGGCTTGGCCTTATTTGTTCAAAAATTACTCGGTGCGGGATTTGGCGGAGTTTTTGGAGATTTATGGCTTGCCGATCCGCTTGGGTAAGTACCCTGCCAATGCCAAAAAAGAAGAAAAGCTGGATTTGTTGCGGTCTATTTTAAGCATTGGCCATAACGCGGCGGGCATCATCCCCGATTCTATGCAGGTTGAATTGTCGCAAATTGCCGCCAATGGCAATGCCGATGCGTTTATGGCCATGGTCAATTGGTGTGAGGCCAGCATATCTAAAGCGATTTTAGGCGGTACGCTTACCAGCTCCACCGGAGCTAACGGCAACCGCTCGCTGGGTGATGTGCATAATGAGGTGCGCTTAGATATTCGTGATGATGACGCAACGCAGCTGGATAATACCCTGAGCTTTCAATTGGTCTATCCCATGGCTGTGCTGAATGGCCTGTTTGCCGATGACCGTTGCCCGACATGGGTGAGCGATACCCAAGAGCCGGATGATCTGGCCTTATATGCCGATGCCTTGCCTAAACTCGTCAATATTGGCGTACAAATCCCTGCTACGTACGCCAATGAAAAGTTAAAAATTCCGGTACCCGAAAAAGGTGAGGCCGTTTTAGGCGTAGTTGCGCCAGTTAATCCACCTGCGTCGGCTACGGCGGGTTTGGCGGCCCTTGCCGGACTAGATACGACAACCCGCGTCACCCAGGAGGGTGCAATCACCGCGTTGGCTGGGCAGGGGGATGATCCTGCCCAGGATGTGGATGTTACGCCCGTTTCTTCGCAAGTCGATCAGCTCGCAGCGGATGCTGGGGCGGCTATAAAAAGCATGGTTGATACCATCAAAGCTAAAGTGGAAAAGGCGGAGAGTTTGGAAACCTTACGCGATGATTTGCTGGCAAGTTATGGTGATTTGGATACGGCTGAGTTGGTTAAAGTTATGTCGTTGGGGTTTGCGGTGGCGGATTTGGCGGGGCGGTTTGATGTTAAAGAGGGCGGTTAATGGGGCTGCAATTATCCCCCACTCAACTGGCGTTTAATGCCCGTGGTGATGGCAAATTTAATAAGCCATTTGCAGAGCAAGTTGCATTTTTTCGGCAGAAAGAGAACCTGCCGACTGAGCATTGGGATGATATTATCGGCTCAGCGCATGACCGCGCTTTTATGGTTGCCGGAGCGGCTAAAGCTGACCTATTAAATGATCTACGTGGGGCGGTGGATAAATCAATCGCCGAGGGAAAATCAATTAAATGGTTTCGCCAAGAGTTTGATGCCATTGTCGCCAAGCACGGTTGGCAAGGCTGGACGGGTAGCGATACCCAAGCAGGGCGCGATTGGCGGACACGGGTTATTTATGATGCCAACATGCGTACCAGTTACAACGCTGGGCGGTATGCGCAATTGACCGACCCTGATTTACTGCAAAATCGGCCTTATTGGAAGTATATACATAGTGATTTGGTGGCGCATCCTCGCCCTTTGCATCAGAGTTGGCATGGTACGGTGCTTCGTTATGACCATCCGTGGTGGAAAACCCATTTTACGCCAAACGGTTTTGGTTGCCGTTGCCGAATTAAAGCCGTAACGGCTAATGAATATAAAGGCCATCCTGCGCCAGATGATGGCACATATACTAAGATTGACCGCCATGGCGTGATTCATGAGTTGCCCAATGGTGTTGATTACGGCTGGGATTATGCGCCTGGACAAGCTAACGCCGCATTGCTGAGGAAGGTGGTGGAAAAACAAGAGGGCATGGCTGCTGAGTTTGCTAGGGCCAATACTCAATATCTGGTGAATAGCGGGGCTTTTGTTAGTTTTTTTAGCGGCAAGTTGGCGGGTGAATTTCCAATTGCGGCATTAAATGATACGGATCGGTTGTTGTTGGGTTCTGATAGCAATACGGTGCTGTTATCCCGCCAATCTATTGATGAGCATATCGCCAAGCATCCTGAAATTACCGTGGATGACTACCGAAAAGCACAGGAAATTATAGACCGTGGCGACGTTTATCAGGTGGGTGATAGCCGCATGGTTTATTTGCTGATGGATAAAGTGTGGTACAGGGCAGCGTTAAAACGGACGGGGGATGGTGGTAAAAACTATTTTTTGACGCTATTTAGGAATGACAAGGCAAAACCGCCTAAAGGTGCAATAAAAATACGCTAGCAAATGCCTGGATAGCTACCCAGATTGGCTCATCAGTGCCATAAGGCAAAGGCCAAGTCAGCCTAATAACCATTTGCTAACGGTTAAAGTATAGTTTTGTGGGGTAATAATGCAACCAATTGAAGCTAATGACGCGGAAATACTGGCTGCTTTACAGCGTTTGCAGGGTGCGGTAGGTGATCTTCGCCCAGCATTAGCAGAAATTGGCGAGGATTTGATTGACTCGACCATGCAACGGTTTTCGACATCAACCGCACCCGATGGCAGTAATTGGGCATTAAACAGCGTGTTGTCTACTCTATTATATAAGGAAGGTGACAAGCCGTTGGTGGATGGCGGCACCTTAAGCCAACAAATTGATAAAAATGTGACTAGGGAAATGTTGGAAGTCGGCAGCACCATGCAGTATGCGGCCATGCAGCAATTTGGTGGTACTAAAGAAGAGTTCCCTCATTTATGGGGCGACATTCCGGCAAGGCCGTTTTTGGGCGTGTCGGATGAGGATAAAGACAATATTTTGCTTGTTCTAAATCGTCACATTGAAGCTGCTTTGCGTTAAAAAAAGTATTAAATTTGTGCAGCGGCATGAAAAATTATGCAATATTTTTGGTTGTTTTTTTTATTTTAAATGCTGAAACTTATTTTTATTTTACCGTTTCGTTTTATTTCGATTTGTTTCTGTTTATTCCATTTAGCTCACCGTTGGTGGTTTAAATATCTCACTCCTGTTCATGCCGGTCGAGTACTTCATGGTGACGTTTACCTTGCCGTACGAACTGCGCCCCCTCGCCTGGCGCAACCCAGCCGCTGTTTACAACATCCTGTTCGATTGCGCG